CATTGGAAAGGTGGCTCTTCTGATACAAAATACTATTATGGACCAAACTGGGATGAGAAAAGAGAAGAAGTGTTGGAAAGAGATAAGTATTCTTGTCTTAGATGCGGTATTTCTGAGGGGAAACATATGGATGATCATGAAGCATCATCTTCGTTGTCTATTCATCATATAATTCGTTTTGAAGAGTTTGGTGAAAATTATGAAGAAGCAAATAAGTTGTCAAATTTAGCAACTCTGTGTTCTTCATGTCATCTCAAAATTGAACGGCTTTCTCCCAATGAACAAAGCCAAATTCTTTTTTCTGATGGCGGAGGCGAAACTGTATGAGCATTTTAGAAAATAGGAATAATATTGGAAATCGTGGTTTTGTATCTGATGAAAGAACTGAAGATGGATTGCTAAAAGTACACGGTATCGCTTTAGGGGAGGGAGATGTGACTGTTGGAAGTCTGAGTACAGAAAGAAAAATATGGAAGCCTGAAGTTCTTTCTGAGGCTGGTGATTATCTTGAAGGAAAAGATATAGTCGTTGACCATGAGAACGACTCGGCTTATGAGAAGGTGGGCGAAGTTACCGACTCTTCTTATAAGGAGGGTGTTGGTATTATATATCAGGGAGTTGTAATGAGTGATGAATTAGAGCCAAAGATAGAAAGGGGGTGGCTTGAAGTATCTCCTAGAATTCTCCATTCCACTCAGACTGAAGAATTGAAAGATAATCTGAAAGCTCCGCAAGAAATTCGTGATATATCCAACTTATCTGTTGTGAGAAGGGGGGCTTCTCATTCTAACGAGTTATTGCCCGGAGAACATGAAGAGTTGTCGATAAATGATATCAAGTCTGAATTTGAGAATATTTCGGACGATGCATCTTGTGAATATCAACGTTCGCTGACAGACGAAGAAATTGAAGAGTTACAATCTGCTGAAGATTTTGACTATAGTCAGTGGATGTATGAAGATAGAGAAGGTGCTGAAGGTGCTTCTGAACGCTTCCCGTGTTCTGGAGGGACGCATAAGCATGAAGTTGATGGTGAAACGTGGTGGATGCCTTGCTCTAACCATGATTCGTTCTTAAAAGCCCTGGATGAAGCCGACAACCCAGAAGAGCTAGCTGAATTTACTCAAGACGATTGGGTTCAGTGGGACTGGTCTGGTGGAAAAGCTTTCGGAAAAGTTACAGAGATAGTCAGTGATGGTAGTCGGACGGTAGAAGGCAACACACGTACTGTTTCAGAAGGCGACGGTGAGCAAATTGTTGTCATTAAACAAGTAGATGAAGACGGTGAATCTCAGGACCAGCGAGTTATCAAGATTGTTCGTGAAGATGGGCAAAATGAAAACGGTGTTCGTACTTGGAGTCCCAATTCAGAAGAAGCATCAGGTATAGAAGAATTTGGAATGCACAATTCAGAAGAAATGGGCAACAAAGAGATGAAGAAAGTTGCCAGTCAAATGGCTTCTCATTCGGAACTAACAAAGTCTGAGTCAATGGCTTTGATGGAGAGCATTGCTCCAGGCCCAAGTATGGATATTCCGGCACTGTCCAAGGCTGTTTCTTCTGCTCTTGGTGCTGATAAAGAGCGAATGGCGCGGTTGATGGAACATATGTCAAGTCACAAAGAATCAGAAATGTCTACATCTGACGTTGAGGAAATGTTTGAACTTTCTGATGAATCGGGCGAAGCTGAGACTGTTTCATCGAAAGAGAATAGTTTGCTAAGTGATGTGTTTTCCAGTTAGATGATTTCTCCAGAGTTTATAAGTGGGAATGATTGCTGGATCTTTACTGTAGATAAACTTACTAATTAATTATGACTAAGAACATTGACGAAGATGTTATTGAGCGGTTAGAAGCAGAGGTTCTGACTTCGGATGCTGATCCTGAAGAGCTTTCCCTGTATGCTGAGTCTGACGTGGCTCAGAAGCAGGAAGAGATTGAAGAACTTGAGGGTAGTGTCGAAGAGAAAGAAAGTGAGATTTCTGAGAAGGAAGAAGAGATTGAGGAGCTTCAAGAAATGACTGATGAAAAGGATGAAAAGATTGAGGAACTGCGTGAGGAAGTGAATGCGGTGGCCGAGACGTATGCCGAGGAACTGGCTTCGGATACTGAGCTTATGACGGCTGAGGAACTGATGGAGCGGTATGACTTTGAAGAGCTTCGTGAGAAGCATGACGAGATGTTTGACGGTGCTTCGCCCAACCCGCAGTCCGGTGATCCCGGTGCTGGTTTCCAGAGTCCTGACAATGAAGGTGGGGACAATGGTGGAAATGGAGGTGAACCTGAAGAGCTTTCGGAGAAGGCTAAGGTCGCTGCCGATCAGTTCCGTACCCGCGCCAAGAAGACTGGCAACAGTTATTGGGCTGAACTTGCCGAGGATATTGAGGAAGATGGTCTTGGTGAGGTTCGCCGTCCCGGCGAGAACGATGACGAAATCTTCCAGTAAATAAGGTGATATTTTATGGTTAGTGCTTCTAGTCCGAGCGAATTAGCTGAACAGAATCTAGATGCAGGCGATATTGCGTATCCGGAAGGTCAAACCCTGACGCTTGACAGTGGTAGTAATTCCGTTTCGGCTGGCGAAGCTGTTACGTTTGATGGCAGTGGCGATATCCAGTCGGCTGCTGCTGGTGCTGAACATATCGGTCATGTTCTCCCCACCAGTGATGAGGATGCTGACAATATGGTTGAGGTTGTTATTGACCGTCTGCCTGTTGTCTATGAGGTTACTGATGGGCCGTCGAAGGGAGACGAAATTGAGTCTGATGGTTCCGGTGCATGGCAGACTGCTGCCACTCCCGCAGATTGGATGCCTGTTGTTGTCGGTGATGTTGATACTGACAACGACCTGTATCTTGCACTGGCCCGGACGTAAAACAAGAGAAGATTTTTAATTTAGGTGATACTATATGGTTAATGTTACTACGACTGATGTGCTGACTGAACAGCGCATCCGGCGGGTTGTTGAGGAAGAGCGAGATTATCCGTTAGTGTTCAATGAGGCTTTTGACACTATTTCGATGCCGGAAGACCATCCGACGAAGACGATGGAGATTCCGGAAGATGATGCTGTCATGAGTACCCCGCAGCGTGTTGGTGAGGGTGCTGAATTCCCCAGGACTGAGGAAGATATCAGTACGACTTCTGTGACCGTGGAGAAGCACGGTTTTGAAGTTAAGATTACGTGGGAGGCTACGCAGTTCAGTGTCTTTGACGTTGTTGCTCGTCAGACTGAGAAAGCCGCTCGTCGGTTCAATCAGTATATCAACAAGCTTGCATACGATGTTATTTCTGACCCCAACAATCAGCATCCTGACAGTGACGTGACCACTGCGGATATTTCGGGTTCGGAGTTTGGTTTCGAACTTGTCACGTATTCCGAGAAGGTCATGAAGGATGAGCAGCTTATTCCTGACATGATTGTGGTCAATACTGAGGGCGAGCATCAGCTTCTCAATTCTGACAACTTCCAGCGCGCCACTGAGCTTGGTGATGAAATCACGCGAGACGGTGCAATTGGTCGCTTTGCTGGTATGGATGTCATGGTTGACAACTCCGGTCTGATGCCTAGCGATACGGCAGTCGGTTATCTCATTGACAGTGATGAGTACGGTTACGAGGTTGTGAAGCAGGATGTTGCGACCGAGGAATATGAAGATAATGAGCGTCAGGCTCAGATTGTTCAGTGGTTTACCATGAGAAACTGGTTAGCCATTGAAGCCGAGGCAGTGGTCCGATTCACTGAGTGAATAGCTCACAGCATTCGGTTGCATCGTTTCTAAAACTATATTTTCTATGAAAACGGATACAAACAAATAAACATGACAGATTGGGATACGACACTTTCTCAACAAAAAATTGTGGAAAATGTAAGAAAAGCGTTGGCTGGCATTGACGACACAAAGATTCCAGATGATACAATTAGGTATAATTCGAATAGGGTTGTCATCCCAATCTTGAATGAAATTAATACAAATTTAGATTCCAGTAGTTCTTCGGATCAAAAGAAATTTGATAATGCAGTTATTGCATGGACTGCTGAATTGTCTTTTGATTCTTGGCTTACATTTACTCGACTTCGTGACAGAGAAATTGAAACGTTTATTGACCCGAAACAATACAAGAGTCAACTGGAATCTCGGACTAACTTGACATTGAATGTCATTGGTGCTTCTCGTCCACCGGACGTACCGAACGTTGTAGAAACCGCAAAACATCCTGATGAGTGGACAAGAGCAGATCTTAATCGCGTTTGGGAACAAAGATGACACTTGCCCAAGACGGGGCTGAACAGATGATTGGGCGGTTTGGCGAGACTGTCCGAGTGTATGAACAGACTGGACAAGAACCGGAAGATAGTACAGACCCCATCTTTTTTGAAGAGAATGAAAATACGTCGAATTACACTGAACATAAAGTCCGGCTCTATACCACAGCTTCAAATGAAATGATGGAAGACTATGGGATGAGTGAAGACACGGAAGCTATGATGTACTCCACTGAAGACATTGCTGCAAACGGCGATATTGTAAAATATCCTGAAGAGAATTACGAGTGGGCTGTGGATGAAAGAATAACTAGCCAAATTGGAAACGGGCCGTACCTGTACGTTTATGGAATGTTAAAGATATAAATGGCTGACATTTCAGTAGAGACTATTGGCGATTCTCCGGAAGATATTGAGAAGCGATTAGAAGCATTGAACAGACAGACTCGTGTTCATGTCAACGAAGCATTAAATGAAGTTGCGGACCAAATTCAGGATGAAATAGAAGAGACTGCTCCTGTTGATACTGGTGCGTATAAGTCGTCTTGGTATCGGTTTAATGCTGCTGAAGATGAAGTTTGGATTCTTAGCAATTCAAATGAAGCACCACACAACCAGTTTGTAATGCTTCCGAATTCTCATTTCCAGGGCAACTCTCAGGCAGATGTTCCGTCTCTTGGGATTTTACATAATGTTGAGGGCATTGCAAAGAAGCATACAGGAAATGTGAAAACGAGTTTGTCTGATGAAATTGCTGCGCTTATACGGAGTCTCAGTAAGTAATGGTAAACTTGGATAATTCTAATAAAAGACTGCTTCAGGGTTTGGTCCGTCTTCTCCGGTCAGAAGTTTCAGGCTGGTCTACTAATTCTGAGTATAATGTTGACAATGTGTGGTCGAAAAATCTCCCATCATCGGCAGAAGATGAATTTCCAAGAGCGTCTGTTGATTCGATTGCATTTGACGATGTTGAGTTGAGCGTTGATTTAGATATTCGTCTCCGCGAACAATTTGTAAAAATTGTTGTGTTTTCTGAGTCGAGTGGTAAGTTAGAAACATTAATTGAAGATTGTGAAGATGCAATTGAAAATGAGTGGAATGCTCAGGATTCTAATGGGAATCCGTATTTAGGCGACTGGGCATTTCGTGAATTTGATGGGTCTTCTGAGTTGACGGAAGAGGAAGAGGCTGAAGCGGATTTGACATACAACCGTCCAATTACTTTGATTTTTGAAACAATCAGGACGACTGACAATGTTTAAAATCGGAAAAGAGCATAGGTTTATGGATGTATGGG